GAGTGGTACATTCCCCCCCCGGTGCCCATGCGACTGGTCAGCGTTGGTACATTACCGTCCTCCGCTATCGTCACTCTGCTGTCCTGTGGGTGGTTTTCCAATACGATGGGTACATTGTTACCGCCGGTCCCCATCTTTGTTGTGAGCGTGGGCGATACCTCGCTCTTATCAGCTACCCTGCGTCTGTCGCTGATGTCATAGCACTCGACATCATCTGTGCCTGTCTTATGAGTGCCAGTCTTAATATCTCCGGCAGTTCTTTGCCACGCTTCTCGGCTCTCCGTAAAATTCCCAGACAAGCCTTCTCGCTCAAATAATATTTTTGGTGCGGTGTTTCCTCCAAAATCTGCGACAAGGTAGATACGCTTTCTTCTTTGGGGCACTCCCCAGTATTGGGCATCAAGCACTCGCCAAGCGATGGTGAAATGGTCGCCCATGATGCATCCGGCTGTCTGCCATTTTCCCTTCGGAGGGAGAGGTACATTGGATTCTTCATCTGTGATGCTGACGATTTCTTGGAGGACTGCCTGGAAGTCTTTGCCCTTGTTGCTACTGAATGCTCCGGGCACGTTCTCCCAGACCATGTATCTCGGTCTGATCTGCGTTCCTGTTCTGCCTGCTGCTCTGTCACTTTCTCTCATCTCCTTTATGATCCGTATCTGCTCACGGAACAGATTGCTTCGTGAACCGTCCAGACCCTCACGCTTTCCGGCTATGCTCATGTCCTGGCATGGAGAGCCGCCTGCGATGATGGTCACTGGCTCTAAGTCTGCGCCGTTTAATTTATTGATGTCTCCGAGGTGTTTCATTTCCGGGAAGTTCTTTGTGGTTACCAGTATCGGGAATGGCTCTATCTCGCTTGCCCATATTGGTCTGATTCCGAATATCGATCCTGCCAGTTCAAAGCCACCGCTCCCGGAGAACAAAGACCCCATTGTTATTTCCTGCGTCATTTGCTATCCCTCCCCATTTGCCACAAAAATTGAAAGGACTTGCTTTCCGTCTGGTCGTGAACAATCGCTGACACGAGCATTGCTGCCATGCGGAGTGAAAGGTTGATATTGCCTTTTGTGTACTTCATTGCTCTTTCATACGCATCGAAGAACAACTGCAGTATCGTTTCCTCGGCTTCTATTAATTCTTTCTTTTCTCGATCTGTCATCTTTACCACCCCAGTTTCTTTCCGCACCAGTGGCAGTGCGTATGATTTCGGGAGGTTCTCTTTCCGCAGGCAGGGCAACAGTAAAAGTCCATACCTCTCTTTATTACTGGTGCTTCTGTCTCGTATTTTCGACCATCCGCTTATGCTCATCTGCCATGCTCTGGTAGTCATATATGATGTCCATCGCCTGCGTGAGTGCTTCCTCGACCTTTTCCGCCAGTTCGACTTCCATTTCGAGATCCCCCTCGCTGATCATCTTCGTATATCCTGTCTGTGCAGTCTTAAGAAATGGGATGATTTCTGTTTCCTTGATATGTATCACTTCTCCGCCTCCTTTGGTTTCGGTGGGTCTACCAGTCCGAATGTCATGAGTGCCATGTTGTATCCTCGCACCTGGTGCGTGAATGGCGACACTTTGACTGGCGGTGGGATGAGCGGCTCTGGCTTCGGGTTCATGCGTTCCCGGTCGACTGCTGCCATTACTTCGTTCAGCTTCTTTCGCTCTGCTTCGATGGACGGTGGCAAGTTTACCAGTCCTGCCAGTCTGTTCAGCAGTTCGATGTCAGCCGGTCCGCTTAGTGTCTGCGTCTGCCTGCTCCACTTCATCTTTCCCCAACTCTTTATGATTGTGAACTGGACATTGTCTGCTTCTCTTATGAGTATCTGTCCGTCCTTCATTGCCATTTTCATTGTTGGTTACTTCCTTCCTGTTAGTCCGTGTTTTCTTCGTATTCGTCTCTGGATATTACTCTTACCTTTTCAACCGGGACGTGGCAGAACTGCGCCATGCCTTCCTTCTGGCTCTCTGCGTATTTCGTGAAATCAGCCTTCTGTAATCCGCTGAGTGAAATATCTACAATCGTTGCTGCGTATCCGACTGTGCCTTCTCCACCATATATCTCTGCGTCCTTTACCTCGAAGTAAATTCCGAGCGACATTGTTATATTGTCCATGCTTGCTTCCCCTTCCTGCGACCGTTCATCTATTCTTCCGTGTAGAATGTGTGGTTACCGTGTGTGAATAATTTTTTCAGTGTGGTGTTGTGCCATGTGGTTTCATCCGTGGTTCTCTCGAAGTATGTCGCTCCCCGGCTCTCATCCCAGTGCTCTACCTGCACCATTTCCAGTGCCCGGTAGCAGTCTGCGTCTGGTTCTACCCTGTCGTATCTTCCATTTTCATATGCTGCGAACTGGGTATCCTCCGTGATCACTCCCTCGATGGTATCTGGGAAGTCATCGCTCCATACTCGGTTCAGCACTACCAGTATGACCAGTGCCTTGCCCTCGGTGTCCTCGCCCTCTGCTTCCGCCATGGCGATTTTCGCTAATCTGTAGGAGTCATCTGCATCCCAGTCCAGACTGCCGATTGCTGCGGTCGTTGTCGGTACTGGTGTCTCAGTGCTCTGGAGGATTGCGTTGTAGTAGGATTGTTCCTCTGCCTGCTCTGCTGCCTTGTATGCGTCACGCTCTTTGCACATCTGTTCATATTCTTCCTGCGTCAGCCATGTGTCCGAGCCTTCCACCTGCACCATGCCTATGTGGTTTTCCTCTATGTACTCGCTCCAGTCCGGCATCGGTTCGTTTGCCCATGCGACAAACAATCCGACAAACATTCCTGCTCCCACTATTACCGCTACTACATCCCCTGCTATGCGCTTCAGCTTTCTTTTCAGAATTCGCTTCTGTCTCCTACCGAGTTTCAAATCGTCATGCACCTCCTGCTTACTTCTCGACTGCTTCCAGTCTCTTTTCCTTCCTGTTATAGAGGATCATCTCTTTCTCATCCTCTGAATGGAGCATATAGTCATCTGGGTTCATTCCCTTCTTGACCAGTATCTCTTTCTGATTCCTTGTCAGTTTCTTTGGCTGTTTCATATGCTCTCTCCTTTATACTTACTTGACTTTTACCAGTACCTCATTATGCTCTCTAGGCTTCTTGGGTCTGGCATGGAACAGGTTCTCCAAGGCTTTGAAGAGTAACTGTTCCGTTCATGCTCCCTGAGTATTCTTTGGGGTAGCTGTACTAGTCGCCTGCAGTGCGGTCTTTTTCATTCCCCGCTACCGAGTGTTAAATCGCACCCACGCATCCATGCTCTCGGTATTCTCTCTCTGCGTGTTTCTCATCTGCCTCCGAACCGTTGTTGTTTTACTTGGGTCTGCGTTCCCTACCCCAATTACGACAGCTATTCATGCAGGCTCATGTCCTGCTGCCGGAGCGATTTACTGCGGCGGCTCGCTCCTACCTATCGGTTTTTATCCTGGTCGATGCTTGCCAGTGTGTTTCTTCGGTATTCAGTTTTTAGGTGTGATGCATACGCATCGTTCTGTTTTTTTGGTATCTGTTGCCTGCACCGGGCAGGTGTAGTTGATTTTGCCATTGTCAGTGCTGCTTCGGAGCATTCCGCTTTCGTACAGGTGCTTCCTTGCATATCTGGCACTCACTCCCTTTGTGCTACAGAAGTGATTAAACTCTGGAACTCTGATGCGGTATTCTCCGTCCTCTAGTTCCTTACCCTTGGTCAGTTCTGTTACAAAGGTATCTGTGTCAATCAGTGCGGCCTGCTTGTCCAGTGCTCTCCATTCTGCCAGTTCATCAAGTCCGTTGATGTCAACCTGTGCCTTGCTGAACACGTCCAGTATCATGGGGATTCTTTCATCCGGGGCCGCTGCCAGTATCTTTGCTATCTGTATGGCAGTCTTGATATCCAGTTCTTCCATTCCACTTGCTCCTCTCTGTTAGATGGAATGCTGTGCGACCTCTGCCTTGTACGGTTCTCCACCTCTGGCGAGTTCACGGTACATGGTAGCCGAGTGGACACCGATTGCCATCGCCATCTCATCTACTGTTTTGCCCTGTGCGTTCAGTGCTTCGATTTTCTTTCTGTCCTCGAATCCGATGCGCTTGTACGCTTTTCTCGGTCGCTTATTGGTTGCCATTGCTCTCCACCTCCTCTGTTTTTAGGCAAAAAAATAAATGCGCCAGAGTGATTATTCACTCTAACGCATTTATCAATTTCTTATAAAAATTAAAAATGCGAAGTGAGTTATATCACTCATTTCGCATTTATCTTATTACTTCACGAACTTCAAACTTCACGCTATAAAATTTTTACATTACTTTAAATTCAAAGCGTAAAAAGGAGTGTACATATTTATTAAATATAATTATCATATTATTACTTTAGTCACACAGTTCCCAATCTCCCAGCCACGTATCCTTAGAATAATTATATAATCTTCTATATAATTTCCCGTTTTCAACTTTATAAACATATTTTATAACATCTGCTCTAGCTATTGAACTCGATTTTTCAACAGCCACCTCTTTCTCTTGTGCAAACGCAGTCCCTGAAAAAATACATGTCATAGCAATTATTACTGCTAAAATTCTGATCGTTTTTTTCATTTTTATTTCCTCCTAATATTAATATTCTTTAATTCATTTGGTATTTCATCCAATGTTCCTATATATGTACCATTCATATATAATTCATACCCGTTTTCTGTCTTTACAAAAAAGTTATTTTTTTTGACTATATCATCTTCTTCAAAATACGGTGCATGCAACTTCAAATCAGCTACTGGTTCTATTACTATTGTACCAGACAATATAATAGCAATTAAGAAAAAGAACAACTTAATATTGACCTGTTTTTTTTGTTCTTCATTCAATATAGAAGAAATTCTAATTTTCAAAAAACTTCCATTAAAAAAAGATAGTGTTCCTCTCCTTTTTAACGCTTTTGTCCTAGACATTTTTAACAATATTTCAACATAATGAATTTTTTCTATTTCAGATAACTCATTACAAACAATTAAATCATTTCTTATTTCTAATATGTTAGAAAAATAATACCGAACTATGTATACTAACGGATTCCACCAGTATAAAAGACATAATATTTCAAAAAAACACTTTAAAAATAAATCTCTTTTAATGTAATGTCCCACTTCATGCAAGAGTACTATTTTTTTTGTTTCTTCATCTATATTCGGTATTATTATATACGGATTTTTTATACCAACAATAAATGGATCTTCTATACTATCAACTTTCAATATTGGTATTTTTTTCACTTTTTTATACTTTTTAACACGAATATACTCTATCGGTCTTATTTCTTTTATTAATTTTATAAATGATATATATGATAAACTTTTTTGCACTAAGATAAGAAAACTTCCAAGTAAACTAATCAAAAAAAGTACAGAAAAATGACTTAAAAATCCTATTTTCCCCCGCATAAAGCGACAAAGTTCTGGATATAATATTTTTATTCCTATCGTATGACTTATTCCGCAAATATCTATTGGAAAAAATAATCTTACTCCTGTTAGTACAGTGCAAAAAATAAGTAATTTTACTTCATACAAGCTATAATTTTCTTGCTTTTTCCATATATAAACCGACAAAAAAACCAATAGCAAAATTGAACTACATATTGCCGATAAAATTGATGTATATGTTATTTTCATAAAATCTCTTTTTTTCTTTTTTGAACTATACGTTCTAATTCGTCAATAACCGACTCTTCATCTACTGCTCCATTCAACAAAGCTGCTGTTATTGTATTTACAAAGGACATAGGATTTCTAGAATTTTTCATACATTTTTCTATTTTTTCTTCTATTTCTTCATCCTGAGTCTTTTTCGCTTTATATCGCCTAGCAAAAACTTTTCCAGTCTGAACTGTATCAATAACCTGAACATAACCCTTATCAAGCAATTTTCTTAACACAGTATGGACTGTTGGCGTTGTCAATTCTTTTTCAGATTCTACAATTTCTGTCACCGTCATGGGTTTTTCATACTTCCACAAAACCTGCATAACATTCATTTCTCGTTCACTTAAATAATTATTCTTCATAAAATTCCCAATCTCATAATTTATAGAAACAAAGGGAGCAACTGACGCCCCCTTTGTTTTTCACTCAAGTTCCAATACTACTAACTAATATTATCATTTCCAAGATCCACATTCCATAAATCACTCTATCTTTTTTCATTAGCTCATACCATTCAGGCGTATCTAATAATCTTGGTTTTTTAATTATATAATAATAACAAAAAATCAAAATACAAAGAAAAATTCTAACAGTTCCCACCTGATCATACCAATTTCTAATTCCCATTATGGAAGCAATTCGCTCCCCACAAAGACACAGTTCCATTAATAAAGCGGCAAACGTTGCTTCTCTTCCTTGACGGAATTCATTTGATACTCTATTCTCTTTCATTGCATCTCCCTTTTTTATTACCAATACTCATACTTGGTATAACCTGGCGTCCACCCTAATACTCCATCATTATTATAGCCATATGTATAAGATATTGTAACTTTTGCATAGTTTATGCCACCCTTTTGTGCAGCTGCTAAAACTGTTTTAGCAACAAGTGCTGCCACTGCTACCCCTGCTCCTGCTCCGCCTACCTGTCTTGCGATAAAATTAGTTATTGTCGCTAAATCTTTCATTTCTTGCAAATCAATTGTATACACAATATTTACAACGGTTCCTATAGCAGCTGTTGCTGGTAATCTTCCAGTTATACTAGATGCCCTCGAAGCACCTGTAGATCCTCCACTACCACTTTTGCTTACTTCCAATAATTCTTTAACTTCCGATCTTGAAAAACCAAAATCTTCCATTAACATATCTTCCACAACAGTTTCATCCGTTACCGAAGCATATTTATCATAAATATCTCTCAATTCATGTTGATCAATCACAACCTTTGTTGCCACTTTATCTATTGAATATGGCGGCGCTTCCGCAAATGTTGGGATTACCAATGAAGTTGACATAACTATCGACAATAAAATACTCATAATTTTTTTCATAAAACCACCTCTTAACGTTATTCACATTATTAATGAGCATCCCACATTTTTGCTGCATTGGAATCCCTCCCTTCTTTAAATTTAGTAAACAAGCTTTAATTTGATTATATATTATCATCTTTGATTATATATGTCAATATTAAAAATATATTTTCATTTCAAATATACTTTCAATCTTTTCTACACAATTAAAAACTACTCTTTCGCCAGCGCCGCGAGCCCGGAAAGAATCTCCCGCGCCTTCACAAGCATCGTCTCGCAGTCCGTATGTTTCTGCCGCACATCGCGGTAATAGAACGACGGCACATCACCCGTCCTGAAGGTCAGCGTGCCCTTATATTTCTCCATCAGCGCCGGAATGCCGGAGACGTCCAGATCGGCTTTCTGGTACATCTGAATCGTGATATCCTGCTTCTTTACATCGACCTCCACGACGCCCGCCTGATGAGCAAGCGCTTTTAGATCGGCGATCTTTAACAGGTTCTCCACCGAACGTGGAATCTCGCCAAAGCGGTCGATCAGCTCATCCTGCATATCCATGTACTCTTCCTGGTTCTCAATACCGGAAATCCGCTTGTAAACGTCGAGTTTCTGATATTCATTGCGGATGTAGGACGGCGGAATATACGCGTCGATGTCGCAGTCCACCACCGTCTCGAAGTCCTCGGCTTCGTTCTCACCGCGAAGTGCCA